TAGATCTACTTGCTGTCCTGCTTTTTCTACTTGGTATAGTCTTTTACGACTGAATCTTCTATTTCCCATAACTTTGTTCTCCTTATAAATTATGTTATTGCAATAACTTGTCTCTATTCGTCGAGTTCTAAACCAGCCACTTCGGTTTTAGATTCTTCAAGGGTAGTGGCCCCACCCAAGGAGAATAAAGTCAAGCTCATATTAAGTAGTGCCATCAAAATGAAAAAGCCCCAGTCGCAAAACGACTGGAGCCCATTCTCTAGAGAGAATAACAATCCAAATATTATGGAGAGTATTCTTCACCTAGAAGTCCACGGACGATAACAAGACCGTACATATCAGGACGAACCATTTGCTTAGCATAACGAGTCATTACGCCTTTGCGAGGAACGAAGTCCTCTGGTCCGAAGATGGTCGGAGTTGTTTGTAGTGGCACATAAGGTGCATACACATATCCACTTTCAAGGAAAGAAGATCCGATACGACCAATCAACAACACGTTACGTGGGAAGTAAGGATCAACGATAACGTCGAATTTACGGTTCAAAGAACCAGCCTTAACAGCACCGATGTCGCCACGATCTGCATCAGCAGTTACGTTAGCACGGAATCCAGAGGTGAACTCAAGGATGTTAGCAACTTCAGGAGAGCAAACAACGTGAGTAGCACCGCCACGAAGGGTTTTTCTGTGAATCTGAGCAGAAACATCATTAACAGTCTCGACAAGAGTCTCATACCATTCAGAAACCGTTCCGGTGAAGTCAGGAGCAGCAGAAGATGCACCAAGTTCAGCACCAGTTGTACGATTTACAAATAGACCTGGAGAACGAGACCAGTAGTAAGTAGCAGCAGTTGCACCGTTTACAAGGTCGGCCAAGATCTCACGATCAATTTCCAAAGCAATTTGCTCTGAAAGGATAGAAGTCAATTCTACCTCAGCATCCAAGTTGTGGTAAGCATTCAAGTCTTGACCCAATTCTGGAGTCCACTTTGCTTTCAACTTCTTGGTTTGTGCTGTGATAGCAATACTGTCTACCTTGATGTCGATCTCAGGGATGTCAGCAGCGCCTTCCATCGGGTAATCATAACCATCGATAGCTCCAATTGGTGTTCCACTTGAAGTCATGCCGTCTTCTACTGCATATGATACTTCATCAGCGCCAATATTTCCAAGAGCTGTAGCATATGTAGCTTCTGGGAGGGTAGCAGTTAAGGTAGAATCGCAAACCAAGAAAATACGAACAGCTTCAACTTGAGAAGTCAAAGCAGATCGCAAATTTGTTCCTGCGGAGGTTCCAGCAGCAACACGCTGAGTTAAACGACGTACTTGAGAAATCAAAGCAGCGTTGCCGTCACTCGATGTGAGTGTACAAGAACCATTACCATCAATAGCGCTCAAGATGTCATCAGTAACATCAGAAACATCATGTGTCTGGAGGGTTGCAAGTGAAAGACTGGCAAGGTTGTTGAAGTCCATATTGTCAGTATTCAAAGCAGCATAATCAAGGTCGATGATGATAACTTTTTCTGAATTTGTCTTTGATAAAAGATCAGGGTCAAAATCAAGAAGCTTTCGTTGGTCATCAGTAAGCGATCCATCCAAAGTAATAATGGATTTCAAGGCAGCATTTGCGGCACCGGCTGTAAAAGCAACAGATCCAGTTGGGGAGCCATAAGCCATTCCAACCATACCACCACGGCCTGGACCACCGAATTCTCCACCACGAGAATCTATCAGATCAACTCCGCTAGCGATTTCAGAACCTTTCTGATCAGTACCAAAGATGGATTTTCCGTTAAAGTTACCCATTCGTTGTTCATTAGTACCAGAAACATCTGTTCCACCAAGTTGAGTTCCAAAAGTGAAGTCAAGGAAGAAGATCAGACCAGATGGCAAAGACATCGGCTGAACGCTTACAAGATCGTTAGCAATAAGTCCGGCGAATACACGACGAACAATTGGGAATGCAACAGCTGCGAAACCGTCAACACCGTTTGAGCTCATAGAGGTAGACTCTTTTAGCAAAGACTTAGCTTGGTTCTCGAGAAGAACAGCCATGTTTTGCCTGTTTTGGCCTTCGAGGCCTTCAAGTAGACCGGTTTGGGTCCACTTGTTCAGAAGTGCTTCGCCTTCAGTTCGCATATCGCGATTGACGATGCCTTCTGTCAATTTTTCTACAATAGACATTTTTTAATCTCCTAAATTATTTTTTTATGCCTGCAAGTTTCTGCATTTTTTCCAAAAATGGATCAACAGACTTGCTTTCGTTAATGTTTTGTCTAGAATTCAACATAGCACTTAAATTGCTTTTACGATTGACGGACTCGCTAAGTGATTTTGGACCGCTCTGTGTAGAGTTTGATCCCACGGTAGCTTTGAGTGTCTCGAAAAGCTGCTTTGCTTCTTTCATGGACTCCGCATTTGCGATGGCTTCGACAATTTTTGACTTTTGTCGCTCATTCAGGGAGGCATCACCCAGAGTGCGGTTCTGGTATAGTAACTTTGCGTTGGACAATAAAGACTCTTCCAAGTGTCTCTCCAGTTTGGTGAGAACAGATTCCATTTGCTGGTTCTGCTTGGTGAGCATTTCGATTGTCTCATGTAATTCGGTATTTTGTCCTAAAGACTCTTCTTCTTTTTCCTTGTCGGGGTTTTCTTTGAGCTCTTCTTCTTCAAGACGGTCTTCAAGGATGGCTTCATTTTCATATTGTGTTCTAGTGTTCGGAGAAGTCTTTCCTTCGATCCAACCGGTTGTTTGAGGTTGTATATCAATATTCATCTCTTCTTCTAACATATTAGCAATAGTTTCAGCTAGATCTTCCATATTGATTTCTTGGCTTTCTTGTAGAGGCTCTGATAACAGGTCGTCAAGCCCTCCAAGATCATCAGAGGTGTCTCCACCCTCTGTTTCACCTTCAAGGCCTCCTAGGTCCATTTCTGGCTCTTCTGGCATATCTTCTGTTGGATCGTCAGCAAGCGCTTCTTTTTCCTCAGCATCCATTTCCATATCCCCAAGATCTAGATCAATCATTCCAGCATCATCCTGGGGGAGGTTGTCAATAAGAGCGGTGAAGCGAGTCATCATATCATTATAGCGAGAATCCCAAGAAGGGGGTGCCTCAATTGTTGAACCTTGTTCCCCACCATCAAGAGCGGTGGGTGCCTCATCTTCGTTGAGTTCTCCCTCGGCTTCTGCGATAACTTCATCGACTTTTGCCATGGGGTCCACATCTGCTTCAAGCATCTGTTCTACTGCTTCTTTGATTTGATGTGAGTATTTTTCAATTACAGATTGCTCGGCATTTTTAATTGCCTGTTCTCGCAACGCAGCAGCATCCGCGATTGCTTGCTCTAGCATATTAGACATAGATTGATCTCCTAGAAAACGTTTTCTCCATTAAATAGTATATTTATAGATAAAAGGCCAAAAAGCTTATTTGTCAATCTATGATGTTGATTAGAGCTTTTTAATAATAAGCGAAGTTTGCATCGGCTGATGCATTAAATGACAATTGTTTTGGTTTCCACCAAGCTGACGAATGAATACACTAGCAGAGTGATTGGCAGACATTTCCACTACAGTATACATGTCCAACTTGATTATACTTTGGCTCGTTGGTGGATCAAACTGGGTGACTGCAGAGGCATGATATCCATCATTAGAAAATACACCGGAACCCGAGGTAGTCATTAACCACGCCTGATATTGTGTGGCTCCACTTTGAATATTATTTAAAGTAAGCCTCACATGGAATTCATAAATCCCATTAGAAGGAGCAGTAAAATAATTTGTTCCAGTGTTGTAAGGATTGCTGCTATATGTATCAACTAGTGTTCGAGCAAAAGGAACTTGGTGATAATCGTGGCTCGAACCATTCCATTGGAAGTTAGTGTTTTCTGCGAGAGTAATCTTTAACACCTCGGTTGGAGTTCCACCTCCAGCCTCCGGTTGCCACGAGACAGCACCGCTTCCATTTGTTTTAAGAACTTGATAAGCGCTTCCATCGACTGTCGGAAGGGTGTATTTGTTTACACCGCTGCCAATAGTAAGACTCCCAGATACATCTAAAGTGCCCGACACAGCTAATGTTGCAGATGGCGAATTTGTCCCAATTCCTACTTTCGAAAATACTTTAGAGACCCAAGTCCCTGTTATCTTTACGCTTCCTCCGGGAGCAGCAGGTTCCGTCGCTGACCAAGATTGTCCTGTGTTAATTGTCCAACCTATATCACTATTGTTTGTGTTGTTTTGACCAGTACCACCTAGGTGGGTAACAAAACAATATTTATCTTTTGAACATGCACGTATATATAGGTCTACAGTAGGAGTTGAGTCAGAGTTGGTAAAGATCATACTAAGATCTGTAGTGGGATCAAAATTGCCGGGAGCATCGTTGCCTGCGGCAGATAAAAAATCAGCATTTAAAGGCTCGACACTGATTCGGGTTCCTTCTTGTTCATAATAGTTACTACCGCCATCAGCATTTCCTGCGTTGTTGTTTGTAAACTTCGCATGCACCATAAAGATTCCATCAATCTTTCTATTGGTACTCGACTCCCCACCTGCTATCGTAACTAAAAATGAAGAGGCTGCCGTATCCAAGTTTGACCCCCCTGGGCAGACAAAAGTTGCAAACTTGATCCAGCCACCATCTTTATTTGGACTAGATGCTGCAGGGGTAGCACCAGAGGATACTTGCACACTTCTAGCGTATCTAACGCCTGCATGAAATTTTAGATATCCGCCATCTTCGATTGTTATTGCGTCGTCTCCATCGGTGTATTCAATCAACCCTGTGCGGATAGATGTTGTGAATTTGCCTGTGCCGTCAACATGTAGTTCATGTTCGGGAGATCCTACCCCGTTAATCCCGACTCTGTTGTTCGATGCGTCACACATTAGAAGCGGATTTCCTTCGTTGGAACCGTTGCCCTTAACAACAAAATCTATATTGTTACCTCCGTCATTAATAGTAACCTCGTGAGGAGAAGTGCCTTTTTCCTCCATAGTAACCATCGATTTGTTGCCTGCCTTGAGGTTTATTTTATCTTCGGTGAAGTTAATATGTGTGTTGCCGTTGTCATTATGCCTAATGTATTGATCGACTCCAATGTTGCCTGCCACATCAAG